GTGTAAATGCTATTGTAGAAGCGTAGTACGGATCATTACCTAGGCCAGGATCATATTTTGCAGGACTAGCACCATTATCTTTAAGAGTATGATTTTTAGAACTATAATCTTTAATCATTCCTCCTGTACCAGTCATAAGAACTGTACCAGTAACTTCAGTTAATGGTTCTGTTGGTGGAGTGAATGTATCAGTATAAACTGCGGTGCCTTTTACTATTCTAAAATCACAAATGGAACTGTTATCGATATTGTGAGTACTTTGGGATACTGCTTTACCAATACCCATAGCAATGTTATTTCCCACATTTCCGGTATAAGTCATTTGAGCAGTAACTACACCATTTCTATACAATTTTATATTATTACTTCCAGATCCATTTCTTACTAATGCATAGTGATACCATTGATTTTCATCTGCGGCTGAACTTTCTATTTCAATATTAGACCCACCATTCATCCAAATATTGTACTGATTATCGTGATTGGTTGTTTGTATCAGCAGATTGGAATTTGTAGAATAATTTATATCCAATAATGTACCATAACCATCTTGTTGTTCATGCCAGTATTGCCACCACTCTATTGTGAAATCTCCTTGAGCAAAATACCAATCAGCAGAAGCATTCCATACCAGACCTCCGCCACCATTGCTTTGGTTTTGTTTAAACATAAAAATACTATGTCTTACGTATGGACTATATGACTGTTTGGATACTCCATCTCCTGTTCCGTTCAAAGTTAATGTAACATTATTTCCGGAAAAATCCTGAAAATTTTCGAAATTATTACCTGCAGTATTATCATCAGCAGTAATAAGTGCAATTGTTTTATGAGAGTTTTGCGTAGTGCCAGGTGCAAATGTTAAAGTCAATGGAACTGTGCCACTTCCAAAATTAACACCATCTGATGCTTTAAATGTAAGTGTAGCGCTAGTAGTAGATGCATCACTTTCTACCAGAGGTGTGATTGTAAATACAGAAGAGTCTTGACTTAATGTTCCAAGTCCAGCAAAACTACCATCCGATTCTACACTAAATGAGATAAGACCTCCAGGTGTATCTGAGTCAGTTGCAGTAAGTGTAATAGTTGTCGGTGAACCGTCTGTCGCAAGAACGATCGTGCCTGTAGGATCTATTGTAAGACTTGGTGATGCATTTATCAATCCAACGTTGAACCATCCAGATCCATTTGACATATACAATCTGTTTGTTCCGGAAACATAAGCTTGTTGGCCTGCTTCTAAATTACTTATAGGTAAAGAATCGACTGTAGAAAAATGTTCTAGTCCAATAGATTTTACTTGTGCAGAATCAACACCAGTAGGAGATGATGTATTTAAAAACGCTAAGTTGTTTATGTTTTGAGCTTCGGACTTACCTAAAATTCCTGCTATATCTCTAGATCTTCCCATCTATTAACTCCACAAAATAATCTGACCGTGCCATCTTTGATCATCACCTTGCCCGGCACCAGCAGCTGGTCCACTAGTAAAATCTGTTGCGCCACTTGCTGTTCGAGTATAATCTAATAGATCTGCAGAGTTCCAATTTGCACCACTTGTAACTAAATCCTGATTGCTAGAGTTTTGCATGATAGTAACGTAAGTTAGATCTGCATATCCAGATCCACCTCCACCTGTTCCACCATCATAGCCACCGCCGCCGCCTCCGCCGCCGCCTCCATAGTAGCCTCCACCACCACCGCCGCCAGCGTCATAGTTTGAATTTGCACCGGTACCACCTTGCAATTCAGTACCAGCAGAAGGACTGCTGTGATATGAATTAGATCTAGACGCTGCCCTACCTCCGCGGGTTGTTAACGCTTTTTCACCTAAACCGTTATTGGTGTTTGTACTCCAAACATTATCACCGCTCCACTTACCAGAACCTGCATCTTGATTAAATGTGCCGCCGTCACCACCGCGATCGTTGGAACTTTGCCCTCCGGCACCTCCTCCTCCACCTACAACTGCAACTGCGTTAGCAAAATTAGCAGAATTTCCAGTAAATAGACCGGTGTATCCACCACCTGATGAGGAGAAATTATAACCATTACCGCTGTTTCCTCCGTTACCACCACCATAAATTCCACCGGCAGCACCAGACGCGGTTGACGAACTATATCCACCACCTCCGACAAATATACGCATTGTTGTAACTCCGGCCGGAACTGTAACTTGCGCAACTCCAAGCGCGCCGTGTCCACCACGCCCGCCGCGATAACCATTACCTCCACCACCACCCATCATTGTAAGGTAAAATACTCCTCCTGGAGTTGTGCTAAGTGTAACCGCTGCACCGGCGTTATTTGATGAGTTGTTAGTAAAATCGACCCAATAAAAAGTCTGGCCTGTAACACTTGATGTGAATGACATTAATCCACTACCAATATTTGTACCCGCGATTGTTGGAGTTCCACTAAATCCTACTGCAGCGGCACCACCGTATGATATTGTAGAAGCTTGCACTACATGATTTATACCGTCTGACCATTTAAAGGTGTATATAAAATCTCCGTTAGAATCAGAAAGATTACCATTGGCAACTTCAATACCAATTGAGTCACGAGATTTAGGTGTGAAAGTAAATACAGACGAATCAACTGTTATATCCACCATGTACTGAGCGCTATCAGTAACAGTCGACTGATTAAGAAGATTATTGTTATCAGAGTCTAATGCTTTTGCAGTAATTACGAGAGGTGTAGCTGAATCAGCAATTGAGTATGATGCATCAGGTTGTTCTGACCATCTTACATTTCTATTAACGAGAGTTGTATTATACCAGCCTGATCCATTTGAAACATAAAGTCTATTAGTGCTTTGTACAAAAGCTTCATCGCCTCCAGTCATACCAGAAGCAGGCAATGAATCTAACGTATCATAAACAGCAACACCAGATCCTGCAATTGCTATAACTTCTGATGAATCTAAACCAGTAGTTCCTTGCTGCTCTTCTTTTGTTCTTCTTATACTACTCAGTGTTACCATATTAGTTCTCTATTAATATCCAACCTTGTGATGCATTATAGTATACAAGTCCAATAGCTGCTCTATCTACATCTATCACTAAATTACTGCTAGACCCCATAATGTTATTTGCATTTCTATCTATTATAATATTATATACTGAAGCATTTCCGGTTCCGTCAATTACTCTAACTTCATCTCCTAAAGCTGGAGAACCAGGTAACGTAAGTGTTACGGTTGTACTATTAGTATCAACTATGTTTTTACTTCCAGCAGATATGTTTTTACTTGCAGTAGCTTCTCCCCAAGTATTACCACCACTAGCATTAATCATAGCTTGTACTTGTTGACGTCCTAAGCCAATATTATTACCGGTAAGTTTTTCAACAGTTACGTTATCACCGGCATCTGCTCCTACTCCTAGCGTAATAGTGTTTCCACCTGTAGCAGTAAAGTCTTCAGATCTAAGTAATAAACCATTCATATATACACTTACTAAGTCAGAGTCAAAAGCTAAAACCTGACCATTACTGTCTGCACCAGTAAAAATGCTTTGAGCGGCAGTAGCAGTGTATTCATATCTTACTTGTGATAGTGGAGAAGCAATTGATGAAAGATCTGCAGGAATAAATGTGTAAATCTTAAGTTCATCATTTGCAGCAACAGGCTCATTCATTGTAAGAGTTTGTTCATTTGTTGCTACATAGTCAGATTGATCTACAAGAGCAATACCGTTTAGGTAAACTAGTGCGCCTGATGATCGATAATATAAACGATTGCCGTGTCTATCATTTCCAGTAAATACGGTTTGACCTGAGTCTGCTACGAAATCATATGATTTACCAGTAAATTCTTGTGCGTTAAAAGTCTGTACAATAAATTGATCAGATCCTATAGCCGCAGATTGTAAAGTGATTGTATCTCCACCTGATATAGCAAATTCAGATTCTTTAAGTGGATCACCATTTTTAAATATTTGAACATTACCGGTAAAACCTAAACCGCCACCAGTTAGTGTAGTTCCTGTTTGTCCAGTAAATACATATTGCTTAGTGTTTAATGAGGAAGCTACAGTACCTCTTGTAACTTTTACAGAGATAAAGTCTCCAGAGTCCGCAGGATCTAGTAATGTAAGTGCGGTACCAGTTGTTGTATAATCGTTAACATCTGAAATAAGAACACCGTTGACAAATACGGAAACAATTCCGTCAGACATTTGAAGTGTTTTTAATCCACCTCTATCTATACCACTAAATACAGTTTGACCCGAATCAGCATCAAATTCAAATACTGTTTCTACCATAGCTTGGTGTGTATTTACTTGACCAATTGTTTCAATAACAGTAAGTGAATAACCACTATCAGCAACCGCTGTTAAGGATACAGCATCTGTTGTAGCTGTATAGTCAGTCGTCTCAACTAAGAGAATACCATTTAAGTATACTTCAATATTTGCCGGCGTGATTGATAATGTATTACCAAATTTATCAGCACCTGCAAAGTTACCTTGTCCCGCTGTGGCATCGAAAAAATACTTGTTGACTGCTAGTGTTCCTTGACCAATTGGTCCGACTCTAGCTAAAACATAATCAGAATCAATAAGATTTAAAGTTGCAGCAGAATCTACACCTGAGCCAGAGCCTCCACCACTAGGTGGTGTGTACTTAATAATTTGTACTACGTCATTTAAGTTAGCACCGGTTGTAAGTGTTACAGTAGTGCTATTTGTAAGCGTAAAGTCGTCAGAGTCTACGAGTAAAATACCATTTAAGTAAACATTTAATTGCGTATCGGAATCGTCATATGTTAATAGTAAACCGTTATCGTCAGAATCTGCAAATGCTGTTTGAGCTGAATCGGCTGTAAATACATATTTTGTAAGTGTAATGCCATCTGCAGTTCCACCTCCACCTCCACCGCCACCGGTGTTAGTAGAAGGATTAAAAGTAAATACACCAGTAGAATTATCGTATTGTAATTGGCCTCCACCCGATGCTGCGCCGGTTGTAACTGATATACCTTGTCTTGCAGTAGATAGCGTAATACCAGCACCGGTGTATCTTGCAGTAACGTAAGCCGAATCAACAATAGCAATAATGTCAGCAGAGTCTACAGTTCCGCCTCCGCCAGTCGTCTGTCTGGCCTGTACATATGCACTATCAATTAATTGAGTTGTTAAAGATGAATCGAGGAATGCTGGTTTATTTGATAAGTCATTATAATTACCACTAAATGTAGAACTAGCATTTGCAAGTTCTATCCAGTTTCCGCCATGAGCATAATAAGCTTTACCTGTTCCATGAACATGAGCAAACATACCGTGATAAGTTGAAGCACTTGGTAAGTCACCGGTAGTAGAATAAACATTGGCGTATAGTATTTTATTAGCACCAAAATCTATATCACCTAAACCAATTCGTGTTCTTTGTTGAATATAATCAGAATCAATGCTTGCTAATCCAGCATTAACTGCACTATCACCTAAGGCATCGGTGTAATACTTATTTGATGACCCTTCTGTAAGATCGTCTGTAGTAAATCCAGTTAAGTTACGAGTCTGCGTAAATACAGCATTACCCATATATCCATGATTTACACACTGATAATATAAAACAGCAGGTGTTGCATCACTTACTACAATTTCAGTATATGCTCCTGCCTGACCAGCATTACCATTAAGAGTTACACCTGTAGTGTATGCTGTTGTTTTAGCAGCATCATAGTAAAACCTAATTTGGTGGCTACTATTTGTACCATTATTTTGTAGAAATCTATAAGTGTTACCTGGAACAAATTGTAAGAATGGAGATTCCACTCCGTCAATTTGATAACCATTAGAGGAACCAGAACCTTGATACCTGTGAGCGCTTGTTTTAGAAACAACCTCAACTGTAAATTCGTGCTGTGTTCCACCATCATGTTTAAACTCAATATACTTTGCATCAACAACTGCACCAGTACTAATTTCATCATCACCGCTTGAATTAAATATATTTTTAACGTCAGTAGATGTTAGTACTGTAGGTTTGTTGTTTAAATTATTATAGTTTAAATAGTAACTTCCATCTTGATTATCTAATGTATCGGCATCTACATTTAAGTTATCAACATATGTTTTATCAATAGTTGGTATACTTGGTTTATTACTTAAATTATTATAATCTAAATAATATGATGGAGCTTCATTATTAAATCTATATGCGTTTGTAGCTATCTCTGCAGAATCTGCACCACTAACTCTAGCTGCAATATAAGCTGAGTCGATGATTGCTGTAACTGATGCCGAGTCGACTCCAGCCGGAGATCTTGCAAGAACATATGCACTATCAACTACTAATGATACTGTACCAGAGTCTAAAAAGTCAGATGTATTATATGTTATCTGTCTTGATTGTACGTATGTAGCATCTACAGTTGATGTAACTAATGATGAATCTTGAAATCGATCTCTTAGTTGGATATATGCAGAGTCAACAAGAGCTATAACTAAATCTGAATCCAATCCTGCAGAATTAATAATATCTAAGACTGTTGCAGAATCAACAAAGTCAGCACCAAATTTTGGAAGTAAAGGTAAGACAGTAGTTGAGTCTAGATAATTGGCATCATTTGTAAATGATGAAACAGTGGTCGGTACTCCAGTTAATGAACCATATGCAAAGTCTTGCCTTGCTTGTACATATGTACTATCAATTAATTGTATTGCATCTGCAGAATCTAAGAATGGAGCTGCAGCAACTCTTCCAAGAACATAAGCAGAGTCAACTGTATCTGTAACATTATTAATAATGGTAACTGTGATATTACTGTCTGTTTCAATAGCTGCGGCAATATATGTGGAATCAATAACTTCTTTAACTGTGTTAGAGTCTAAATAGTTTGCATCATTTGTAAATGTAGATATATCTAAGGCACTGGAAAGAGATGTAATAACTGATGAATCGATTAAATGTGGACTAACGTTATCAGCTACAACTTTTACTTCATTGCCATTGTGTCTATTTGTAAATCTAAAATTACCTGAGTGTTGTTGTAGTTTTAAATCTCCAAGAACTAAAGTACTACCTGAAAGATATAGATCTCGCCAGAAATGATTTGAATCACCTAAGTCATATAGAGTTCCTGTAGCTGGTATAATATGCTGATCAACTGCACTAAGGTCGATTTGTGGAGTTCTTGCTTGAACGAAAGCTGAATCAATTGTTTCAACTAATGCAACTGTACCACTTGAATCCGGAAGATTTATTGTGTTATCTTTTGTAGGATCAATCGCCTGAATTTTTGTTTCATTATTATTGTTTGACCCGCCTTCAAAAGCAATACTGGTAATACTGTTAATGTTCTGGTCTAATTCTAGAGTAACATTATTTGCAGCAATACCTGCATTAATTTGACCAGTAGTTCCTAAAAATGTTAGTGTCTCTGTATCAGGTCTAAATGTATGTGAACCAGTGTTACCTGCCAATCCAAATGTGGCTCTGTTACGAACATGGTCACTATCAATAAGAGCAATGACTTCGGCAGAATCTAAGTAAGTTGCGTCTATTAAACCTGTAACATAAGACTGATCAACGACACCTTGTACGGTTGTGGAATCTAAATAATTAGCGTCATTTGTAAAAGTCGATACATTCGTAGGTACACCAGTTAATGAACCATAAGCAAAATCCTGTCTCGCTTGTACATAAGCGGAATCTACAAGACCTGATACTAAGCTAGAGTCTATGTTACTTTGATTCTGTTGAATATATGTAGCATCAATTAATGTTTGTGCTGTAGTAGAATCCAGATAATTGGCATCGTTTGTAAAAGTCGATACATTAGTTGGTGCGCCTGTTAAAGATGAATACGCAAAGTCTTGTCTGGCCTGCACATAAGCAGAATCAACTTGTGTTTCTGTAATTAATTGAACTTGAGAAGAATCAGGTAGTGCAGCAATTTGCGCCAATAAAGTATTATAAGCATCGCTGTCATCGTTCAGTGCAGCAGCAAGTTCATTTAATGTATCTAAAGCACCAGGTGCTCCATCAACTAAAGCATTAACTGCAGAATCGATAAGATTAATATAATCTTGTTTATGTAATCCGTCAAGTGTATCGGCATCAACATTTAAAGCATCAACAAAAGCTTTGTCAACATCAGTTGTAATAATATTAGAAACATCAACATTATCTAAAATGGCAGGTGGATTTAATGTATTAGCCCATTCTCTATAATAATTACCTGATTGCCCATTTAGTCTATACGCATTTGTAGCAGTCTCAGCCGAATCGTTTTGACGAGCCTGAATGTATGCGCTATCAATAAGATTTGTTGTAGTAGCTGAGTCAACCTTTGGCCTAAACTCTTCCCAATTGTTAGAAGCATTAGGTAATTCACCAGTAGAACTATCTCTATATTGACCTGATTGGAGTTTAAAACTATAATACTGTTCAGCTTCAAAACCTTCATGAGCTTTCTTGACATAGATTAACATACCGTCTTGTAATCTTTGTCCAGTAATGTCTGATACTCTATCGCCGGAATCACCACTGACGTAGCGTAAACCACCGCGCATCTCTGTGTCTAATACTATAGGATGATTAGAGCTAGGACTCCATGTTCCTGGCCATGCGTTTCTCGTAAGTCCGTTATAGTCTGCCATTAGCTAATACTCACATATGTGTTTCCAGGTTGCAAAACAATTCCATATAAATTATATGTCTCTGCACTGTAACCTGCTGGTGGTGAATCTGGTTCCAAATCTAATGTAGTATTCGTTGTGCCAACATCACTGAGCAATGATGAACTAGCACCAGTTTGGAAAGTTGATGGCTGATTTGCTGCACTTCTTACCATAAACCAAAAACACTTTGGCACTGAATCAGGATTGTTAACTGTACCTGTAAAGTTTTTAGTTTGATTTGATAGTTCTGTAACTGCTGATTCAAACTGATCGCCATTAACTACATCAGCTCTAGTTGGAGGTGTGCCGGCACCTGCAGTAAATATAGTTAAAGTTGGATAAGAGAAGCTTGCATTTAATGTTATATCTGAAGCAGTGTCAGTCACGGAATAAGATGTAGTTGCAACTCCAGGTGGTCTTCTAAATTCTGTGCTCACTGCAACCTGCCTTCCTCCGCCATTATCTTTGTGTATTGGATTGGTAAAAGTTATTGTTCCAGATCCATTGGAACTAGATATTGAACCTCCTGTTCCTGTAACGGTGTGAGTAATGTTACTTGAAGATGACATTCCACTTACACTAACATTATAAGAAGTTGATGTATAAGTTTCTAGAAATTGATTACCTGATAGATTGCTCATACTAACAGATACGTTAGGTGTTTTCCATGTAGTGGTGAATGATGCAGTTGTGGCAAAGTCAGCGCCTTGATCATCTGCAAATGTAATTTCACCTATTGATGTTCCACCAGAAATAGTTGTACTATTATCTCTTACTGCTGCACCAGATGCAGAGTCAAATGTAAATGTCTGTGTCCAATCAACACCACCCGCCGGTGTTTGACTTTTTGCACCTGCATTATAATTAGCTAGAGTAGTTCCTACATATGCATTTGTCTGCGCAATACTTGATACACTATTAATAAACCGTGTATCAAAATCTATAGGATTATCTACAGCTACTGAAAACTGTGTAGCCTTTTGATCAAAGTTTAGATTGCTTTGACCTGTTGCAGTTAAACCTGGACTAAACTGTGCAACCTCAATGCGAAGCTTATTACCGGTAAAATTCATTTCTCGTATTGTATATACTTCTAAATCAGAATCAATAAAATTAGTTGCAGTTCTATATTGAGCTGTAGCTCCACCAACTGTCCATGTGATTCCAGCTTTATTACCGTCGTTATTTAATATGTTGGCGTCATACAATCTACTTGTAAATGCACCACCATCTGCAGTATTGATTGTAAAGTCACCAGTACTTGAATCGATAGATGTTGCTGATACACCTGCAACTGTTACAGTACCTGCAGAATCTAATTGACCTTGAGCATTAACTCTAAATACAGGAACTTCTGAAGCAGAACCATATGTACCTGCAGTAACACCTGTATTTGTAATATTAATTGTATTCGTACTTGCATCATACGTAATACCTGTACCACTCGCAAGTGCTTCATCTAAGTCAGAATCAAAGTTTGCTTTTGTATAGACTTGTTCTACGTCAAATGAGAATACACCAGTGTTAGGATCATATGATAAGTCACCTGCTGCACTTAAAGCATGCCTTGCATCACTGTCTGCTCGAGCTGATGAGTATACTGCGTCTTGGCTAAGTGAAAATTGGCCAGTGGAACTATCATATTGTATAGCGCCTGATGCACTTAAATGAGCTCTTATTTCTGAGGCACTAGGACCTGTATATGTAAATTGACCTGTAGCAGAATCATATGCAAAAGATCCATCACCACCTGCGTCCTTTACACTAAGGACATCTCTAACTCTCTGTACAGTGTAATATAGATTTGAACCTTCGGCTAAATCTGTTGTAGACTTAAGTGCTAAGCGCGCATCAAAGTCTGAGTCACTACGTGCTGTAGTATAATATAAGTTAGTTCCTTCAGGAATATCTGCAGTTGTTCTAGTACCAAAGTCAGAATCAAATCTGGCTTGTGTATAGTATAGATTTATGTCACCTTCATTTAAACTGTCAGTTGTTTTCTCAGAAAAGTCAGAATCAAATCCTGCGTATCTACCTTCAATAGTACCAGGTGTACCATCGGATGTTTCCAACTTAATGTTAGGAGCCTGAACTTTTCTATTGAATAACCAAATGTCTAATGTATTTTTATAAATGATTTGTGCTAAAGCACCACCGATCGTAATACCAGCTGAGTCAGCTTCTACACCAGATGTAGCATTATCTGCTAATATAAGATTTTTATCGTTGACAGTTAATTCAGTAGAATTAATTGTGGTTGTAGTACCGTCAACTTGTAAGTCACCTTGAATTGTAACTTTACCAGCACCGCCGGCAGGAGTTGGATCAATGACCAAATCACCGGATGTTGTGCTTATTGTATTTCCATCGATCTTTACATTATCTACTTCTAAAGAAGCTAGGCCACTTACGTTTGAATCTAAATTAACTTTGATTTTTACGCCGTTGGCTAAGTCAACTCTTTTTGTATTGGTGTTGAAATCTCCACTGACTTGAATTTCGCCACCCATAGGTATGTTACCATCACCAGATACATTGTCATCAGCGTTACCAAATGCAACATCTCTTGTATCAACGTAATTTTTAGTGGCAGCGTCTTGTGCTTGAACAGGATCAACAACATTAGAAATTATAGATGTAGATGCATCAATAAATCCAGAGCCATTTGGATCTAGAATTATATTACCATCAGGATCTGTAGTGGATATAGTATTTCCATCTATCGAAATATTATCGATAAGGATCTTATCTATTTTATTATTAGCGTCTGTAATGATTGCGCTTGATGGATGCAGCTTACCTTCCGGATGATCAAGCATCTCCACAAAGTATTGACCACCAATCGTTACATATTCACTGGCGTATCCATTTGATTTTTGAGGACCGATACCTATAAAAAGTCTATCACCGCCAGCAGAATCACCATCAACATATGAGTATCCAAACTCACCTATCTTTAAGATGTTTAAGCCTTCTTTACCTACAAGCGTAGGTGTACCGGCAGACGTTTTTATACGGAATACATTACCCATTAGAAAGTACCACCGTCAAATTCTAATCCATCAGGTTCTGTAGTAACTTCGAATTTTCCACGGGTTGAGTTGAATTGTAGGATAGCAAAGTTTTTATTGCCTGTTGTATCAACATCTGTTAAATCGTTTAAGCTTTGTGCTTGCGCACCAGTTACTTTTCTAACCGGTGTGCCTACTGTAATTTTTCTGACGTGTGTTTGTACTGGAGGTATTTCTGTCATTATGTCACCGATGGGTTAGCGCGTATCTTTCCTTCAAGGATTCTCTCTACTACAGTTGATCCGTTTGAATCAACGAAAGAGATCTCCACATCATAAACATAGTTTCCTACACGAAGTGCGTTTGTTTGTTGGTTTGTCAAGGAAAGAGTTACGATACCCTCATTCGGCGTAATAGCAACAGAAAAATCTGTGGTATCTGCAGAATCGGAATTGTAGTTCCGCTTCATCTTTGCTGCAGCAGAATAGTTGTTTAAATCTTTTGGATTACCGCTAAGGTCTACTAGCTCTAGCTGTACTGCAATGTCCGAACCTATGTCGAACGTAAACTTCTCGTATTCTGCCATATCCCAATCCGATACTAAGTAACTCGATCATACTCTATTTCCTTTTATTTATAATACTTCCAATCTGTAGGCTTGTTCTGAGAGTGAGTAAAATGAATTAATTTTATATCTGGATGGAATTTATCTAAATACAAATAATCGTTTCCAGTAATATCTGCGTATTCTTGGTTAATTTCGTATTGCCATTTTGAATATTGAGCTTCTGTCATATTATAACCGGTCGACCATCTAGCAACCCAAGACATAGGAACAGTTTTTAAATTAAGTCTTTCCTTTACAGAATCTTCTACAAAGTATTGTTCGCCATTAACTGGTCCTACAGTTGTCTCATTCTTTATATAATATTCTTGCCAGTATTCTGGATCTGACATAAATTTTTCATATATGTAATTACAGTCTTTAGGATAATATTTAAAGAATCCACCGTTTATAGAATATCCAGGACTATCCTTCCACCATGCAGGTATGGATAAGAACTCTCCACGTTGTATCACATATTCGAATAAATGTAAATAGTTATTTACTAGTAATAAATCAATATCAATAACACATACCGGTTCATCTATGTCTAAAGACATAGCATACATTTTATTCCATTGAAGTTTTATCCTAGAATCAAATGGTTCTCTGATCCATGTTATATCATATCTAGATAATTTTTCATTGATATATGTTTCATATTCCTGTCCGTATTTTTCTCCTATACGAACACAAAAGATTTTCATATCCAATTATCCTTTACAATATCATGATCTAAGCAGTCATGTATTTCAGGCTCTTGGTGGAAAAGTGCAACAGCAAAATCATTTTTAATTTTAAAATTATTATTGCGATAAGAATAAACCATGCCTTCTTGAAATAAATCATAATTATGTTCATGGTGTAAATATCTATCATCACCTCCATACTTAAACATATACATTTCAGGATCTTTTAAAAAATGCTCTAGTATGTTTCTACTATCAGTCCAAGACATTACGGATGAGTTAGTAAATGCTGTTCCTAAATCTGGTCTATCGGTTAGTATTTTTGCTCTCTTAGGATCTTTCCAAGATGGATTGACCATATGGAAACTATCTTTTACAAGTGTATCAATTGAATTATGTATGATTACATCTAAATCAAAATAAAGACATGGACCTGTGTTCTCAAATATTAGTAACTTATTCCACCATATTTCTAAATCATGATCTGCCTTTATTGAAAAATCATAAAGGTGTGGATTATCTGTATATACGTAAAAAGAATGGTCAGCTGATAAGTGTCTAGCAACCGCAGCCTTTAATTTAAATACGTATTCTACTGGATATTTGTTTCCTACATTAACACAAAATACTTTAACTTCCTGCATAGTGTATTATCCTAATATCAGGATGCCAATCTTCTTCAGCCATATAGTCAATATATAGATTGCCAGTCCACTTTTGATAATCTTTCTCAAGTTTTAATTGAGTAGCAAAATCATCTTTATGCCATTTTATAATATGCTTTTCCGGAAAGTAACTGCAAGGAATATTATTATCTACTAATACCTTTTGAACAAAATGTTGTTCACCATTAACTGGACCTTTTGTTGTTCCATTCTTTATAAAGTATTCTTCCCAATGTTTTATATCTTTTTCAAAAGTATCAACTACTATTTGATGTTCTCCATTTTTAAATTTATAAACAGTGCCAGAAAGTGCAAATGGATTAGTTGCTTTATCTTCTCTCCATCGCCACCACCATCGGTGTGATCCTACAAATCCTTCATAATCATCGAATAAGAAATCAACATTTCCTACGATATCTAAATCAATATCCATTACGATTATATCTTCGTGCTCAACAAAATCTTTTTTAAAAAAATCTAGTTTAAACCATTGTAACTTTTTATCATTATTTTCTATTGCTTTTAATACAATTTCTGAGTCAAAATCGCCAACAGCATCTGTGTAACATAAAAAATCAAAATCAATCGTAGTGTTATTCTTTAGTCCATGATATAATTTGTTAACATCTTCATAAGTATATTTTGTTCCAGTTAATACAGTACAAATAATCATGCTCTTTTCCCAATCACCATAAACCTATTATAGGTTTCTCTTTTAAGATCTATAGCAGCTTTATGTTCGTGTACTCCTCTGTAATAAATTTTTTCGATTGCAGATTGTTGAGCAAGTTCTTCAGGAGAACTAACACAGTTAACATGTTCTCTAATCTCATGCATATCGTTTGACTGTAGACAATATATAACGTCTTTATCATTTCGAAAAATAACCGATGACATAGGATACATATGTTCGCAGCTAGTGTTTATTACTACTTGCGTATAGAAATCATCGAACTCATCGAAGTTAACATCCTTTGTCATAAAATTAATTTTAACTTTACCGTCATCCATTCTTTTCTGTAAAAACTTTCTACCAATAAGTAGTGCATCTTCATCCATGTCAATTAAGTCAATTTGTTCTAAGCCTTCAATATTATCTAATAGTAATGGTGCCATGATGTTACCATACCAACATCCCATTATTGTTATTCTTTTGGCAGTTATACCTTTTCTTTCTAAAATATTTTTTAATTCCGTGACTAGCCAAATCTTACAATTTATTTGATTGCTAATAAAACTTTCAACAAAGTCTTTTGCTCGGTGTGGATAATCTCTAAAAATTACACGATTTAATATATCGGCAAATTTTCCTATATCGTAGCTATACTTTATTTCTTCCATTTGCGTTTCCATTTTCAGATATAATAATCGCTTTATCTTTTTCGTAGTTTTTAAAGTTATGTATGTTATGCTGTATCATTTTATCTGGAAAAAAGTTATACCAATCTTTGTGTTTATGATAAAACCACTTGTCTGTACCTTCGAACAACATTTCTAATTTTGGTTTAAACTTTACTAACTCTTCATATATATGATTGCATTCTGCATTATTAAAAGCAAATACAGAGGAATTGACATTACAGCTAATGTAAGTTGATTTATTTCTTTCCATTGGTTTATTGTCAAACCAATGTACATGCGTTAACATTACCTTCGACTTTTCTTTATTCTCATAGTAATAATCAATGAGTCTATACAAGCGTAAAGGTTTTTGTAATATAATATCTAAGTCTAAAAATAAACAGTCACCTAAATCTAAACGACTATCGAACAAAGTCATTTTTTTCCATGTACCTTTATACGACATATTGATAGGACGCGTTTCTATTCCTGGCACTTCTCTGTCGCTAAATACAATGTCTATAGGTAATTTTTTTACGTCGTCAGTAGAGTATTTTTGGCCCCACAGCGCTGTAATAATTTTCAAATTCTGGGTACTCATCTAATAAGCAAGTTCCTCTTTTTTCATCAAAAAATTTATAATGTGACATAGCCTTGTAAATATAATCCGGATTAGGATTGGCTTCTTCTAAATTTTTTATAAATCTATCTTTATGGTGAAAGTCATAATCTAAAGACTTATACTTGTTTATATATTGTTCTCTTATATCCTTTGGTAAGTTCATAGCATTCAACGCGGCTGGTCGACTTAATAAATTATTTAGATACGGAGTTTCAATCATATTTGTTTTTCTAGGAAATTCTTCAATTAGAGATAATGCAAAGTTGTGGATATCATTTAAGTATCCTATATTTAACATTTGGATTGTGCTTGACCAACCAATTTTAATTCCAGCACGTAATGTGTTTCTTAAGACTTCTACCTTTTCTTCCCATATAGTTCCAGTCCTAATGTACTCTTCTTTTTTTCCAACAGCATCTAGTGAAACTAAGAAGGTAGCTTTCTTAAAATATTTCATTAATCTATAGAAATCAAAATTATCAATTGTTGCATTCGTGATAATTCTAAATTCCATATCCTCAGCATATCCTTTTTCAACAATCCATTCTACCATTTCAATTGCCTGATCCATCATAAGAGGTTCACCTCCTACAATCTCGAACTCTCTAAGCACAGGACATATAACTTCTAAGTCAGCATACAATTTATCTTTATCTATTTTATTGTATGAATTTAAAAGTGTTGGTCCATCCCACTTACCATATCTTTTAAATTCTGCTGCCAATTTAGATGAACATACTGGGTGACACATTGTGCATCTTAAGTTACATATATTACCAAACACTTTCATTTTAACATGATCTATGTCTGAAGGTTTTAAATCTATATCCGGATTTTCTCTTACGCTTTCTATCAACTCATCCGTTAATAGTTCTCCATGGATATAATGATTTAACGAATCAACTCGTTTAGATACACCATAGCTTTTTTCTTGATTGATACATGCCTGACAGGTTCTTTTCAATAAATCCGACTTGTTTCCTGTAACCATGTCATGGCGTATCTGTTTCATATGGTCCGAATTAAAAAACTCCATAGGAGAAGTATTTTCAAAATTCATATTACCTTCAGCCTTTGCTATACAACATGCCTGATAAAGGCCTTCTACTGTAGTAGAAAACTGAATAAAAGGCATAGAGCAAAGAAAGTTAGTCATCTACAGCCCCACCATCGTAACAACCAAAAGCCCATTTCTTTTCTTTACACCACCAACATTTTTTACATGGTCCTAGAAAGTTATTAGTTTTTTCAGCGTACTCAATACATGATGCAGTCAAAGGAAATAGTTCTTCCATCAGATTATTTTTTCTATATTCTTCTGCCATAAATTTTTTATGCATAAATGCTAACGGTCTGTAAAGCCATCTATTGTATACGCCATCACGTTGTATGCGAGTAAATATTTTAAAATGATCACCTAAGTTTGTATCTCTTTCAACTTCTCTGGCTGTAACTAAAAAATCATCTTTCTTGTGTTCGCCTGTAGGAGGGTTTGCAGATTTACCACATAACCAAAGTTTTACGTCTTGTTCTGCATATAACTTTCGTTCATGCAATACATGTTGTTTTCTTTTCATGTTTGTATTATTTGGTTCATGATCATATTTAAAGACATAGTGATCTAAAAAATTAACTTCTGGAAACATTTCTTTAAATAACAATAATATTTCTCTAGCATTCCATTCATTAGTAGGCCTTAATTTATCCACGCCAGTAAATGGTAGAACTTGTAAATCTAAATTTAATTCTTTTATTTTTTCACAAAGCATAAACATTACAAATGCAGAGTCTACTCCGCCGGAAAGAGTAACAGCAACTTTCTTTGTTTGACTAAGTTCAGGATCTTCTGTGATAGCTGGAATATTCCAAAAGTCTACTTCACCATATTGATTACTGTATATCATAACACTTCTCGCACTTTATCAGTTCTAACGTTTGTAGTTTTTCCACATTGCTTTGCACATATATTACATGGCGAAACTTCAAAACTCATTGGCAGTATATATTGAAAGAAATCATCTTCAATAATATGATTTAAATCTTCTTTAATAGCATTCCTAATTGTTCTCATATTAAATATTTCATGCTGCGTAACTTCATGCGGATCTGCTACTTCATTTGTATAATGTTTTTTTCTATACTCATAAGAACCAATCCAACAGCATGGATGTATATCACCTAAGCAATCTATAAAAAGCTCATTTCGACCCGTTGAACTTGAAACTCTACATTCTATTTCGTTTTTAGATTTTATTCGTGCGCCTTCAACGTCTGCACTATAGTTAGTAGCTTGTTTTTTCTTTTTATTAGATGCTTTAGACGATGATCTGAGAATTTCATAAGGTTTTTTATTAAATGTAAACTTTAGTTTTTCTCTTCCCCAAAACCTGTGTGTATCAATTGGAATAAAACTTTGAAAGCCGTATTCCTTAGATCTTTTTCTAGCTTCAGTTTCTTGATGCTCATTATGACCAAATCTTATAAATGACCATTCAGCCAATCCACCTGCATTAATAAAAGCTCGAGCGTTTTCAACTACTCTATCATAACGAGTATTAACTCTATAAAGATGATGAGTATCTTCCAATCCATCAATTGAAAATACAACTAAGTGATTATCAGGTAAATGCTTATGTAGCATTTCACCGAACTTAGCCCACCAATCAGGTTTTCTCATTCCACCATTTGTATGAATGTATATAAACTCTTTACCCGGTCCGTTTCCTCTATCTAGTAAATCAGTACATGAATATTCTATGATTTCATAAATATCTTTAGCATAGACGGGATCACCGAAATTGCCACAAAAGTTTAAGTTTTTGATAGGATATTTGAAATCTTTAAAGATTTCTTTATATTCGTCAAACGATATATCAGCCTTTGCTAAGTCAGGCCTAGGGCTAAGTACATTATCTACTATACAATTTCTAGAACACTGAGGACATCTAGCATTACATTCATCGGTCAATTCAATATGGAATTGAAACCTTTTACGGATATCATAAAGCATATATTAGAATTCATTATATCTTGCTATAATCTCGGTTATAGTTTTGGCTTTTCGTAATTTACCTTTTAAGGCACGATTTTCGCTATTCTTCACATGTTCTTGTTCGAATATCAAAAGTTTTAATTTAAACAATGATTCATTATCTGCGTTTTTACTAAACAAATAATTTGTAAAAACATCGAAGGCATCTTGGTTTTCTGTATCTTCAATTAGTTTTTCTCTTTTAGCAATTTTAATAATCTGTTGCTCATAAGATTCACGCATTTCTTTTATACGTAAAAATGTTCGTTCATGAAGATCATCTACAGATACGTTATATTCAGATAAAAATTTATTATACTGATCAGGGTCTTCTTCAACATTAATATTATGTGGCCTAACAATACCTGTACTTTCTTCACGCCACATGGTTTGAAGATGTGTTCTTTTATCGTTAGTAAAATATGCGTCTACTATAACGTGTCCTTCAATCATTTTAAGTTCTCTCTACTTTAAGTGTCCAAGTTTCTACCGTTTGTCTAGTTCCATTAGGAAATTCTTGTGATCTATAATCGTTTGCATTAACAAATCTTTTATTCCATGTCCCTGAACCATCTAATCTTGTATCAGTCATTGCAGAACCTTTAGTAGTACCGCTGCCATTTATATTATAACGTAATGTATTGCCTGTACCATTATATATCTGTTGTCTTATTAAAGGACAAAAGAAAGCTTGAAATTCTGTTTGAGTCATCTCTCTTAAACCGGCTGGATCATTTACACCATTCGAAGTGTAATCTATAACCAGAGGTAGACGATATGTTTCTTCAACACCGTCATTTTTAAATAATTGGTAATCAACACCACCTGTAGCAATACCAGTCTGTACAGTACCAGATGTTCCAATTGAACCAGCGTCAAATGTATTTACATCAGATATAGTGTCGGTATACACAGTACCTAAGTTAGTACAGTTTGAGAGAGTAGTAGCTGTACTAATAAAAAATGCACCACCACAAAATACACCTGCGTTTCCAGTTTCTATATGCGTAACAACTGGAGTAATAAATGTATCTAAAATATCTTGAAATGCCATTTCCCTAATCGAATATCCACCATTAGTTCCAGGATTACCAGTAGTTCTACCTTCATAGTAAACAGGCTTAGGTCCAGAAGGAATTTCGAAATTACCAGGATAAGATGTTTGACCCCAGTTTAAATTTGGATTGGATGTAGTTTCGTGTATCTTATCATACGTTGCTTCAGTTCTTGAAGTTGGTTCTCCTGTAGAGGATTCTTGCACGTATTCTGCATCACCGTCATTGGTTGTATTTTGGTTACCAACTGACGTATGAGCTGTACCTGATTGCATACGTGTATCATTCATAACGGGTGAAATGTTTCCGTTACTAGCTACAACTGATAAGGCTACTGAAGGATTGTTTGCATAACAATAAGCGATTCTTTTGAAGACCTGATCCCTATCGGCATTGGTCCATTCTTTTATCGCTTCATCATCTTGCGTTAATAAAGGTAATCTTACGGCCATTATGGTGTACCTGCTGCCGAGTCTGTTGACATGAAATATCCAGCCAATACAACACCACCACTTTCCTCCTTAATAGTAAGTAATTTCATGTGATCTAATTCTTTTTCTACTTCATCAGAATCATTGAAATGAAAGTTAGTGATATATGCATGATCTATCGTAGCAGAATCAATGTAAGCAGAATCAATTATTGCTTCTGCAACTTCTAGTCTTCGAATTGTAGCACTGTCAATAGTAAGATGTTCAGCTGTTAAGTTTCTTATTTCTGCTGAATCTATAGTTGCACTGTCAGCATGCAACATACCAACTCTTAATCTTTTAAAATCTGCAGAGTCAGCCTTTAATCCTCTTAATTGCCAGTGATCAGAGTCACTAAACAGTCTATCATTAATTGAATCAATCATGCCAACTAAATGATTAAGAGCACTTACTACATTTGAGTCTGCAAAGTTTTGAGCAAACTCTGAATCTAAGTCGTCAAGGTCTCCGATATAGTCAGACATGACATTTGTTTTGGCCATGAATGTACCAACCGCATCAACGAAATCTACTACTATTTTACGTGCCATTTACTTTTCCTTACGACAGTGTGAAGTCTGGATCTACTAGAGCCATGTGACCTTCTTCTGAATCAAATAGATGCGCTCCAAAATATGCATTTGCTTTCACCCCATCATTTCTATTAATATAAAACGGTCTTATAATGTGGACCGATTGACTATCCATATGTAACGTATTTATATTGACATACTCATTAAAGGTTGCTTTGCCAGCATTAAACCCGGTGTCATCACCAGAATCCATTGTCCATTCGTGTACTGTTAATATTTTATAAATCTGTGCACTATCAATGAAATCTGCATTAGGAACATATAAACGTTTTATATGTACACTATCTGCATTAAAATCAAAATCGGCTGTGCCAGGTGAGTCACCGTAGAATGTATAATCGCTGTCTGGATTACGAGGTCCTACTAATGCAGAATCATAATTCCATAGTTGCTGTACGTCAAGCTTTTGTATATAACCTGAGTCTACACCTAGGTTTGCTGTTATCTTTCCAATGATACATTTATCTGAATCATGTGGTAGTACGGGTTCATACAAATAACATTCTATTTTATCAAGTTTACCTCCAATAGTTCCAACAGCATCAACTATATTCGAATCTTGAGGTGTAGAGAATCCAAAAGGTGCTTGAAAATACGGGTCCAAATTATCTAAGTCACCTACATAACCTGACATAGTATTAGTCTTCTGATGCCAGACATTAAGTGTATTTGTTTTTTGGACAGTAATCTTACGTGACATTACATTCTCTCAATAATCTGTTCCATCAGTCTTTTAAGATCACTAACATCTTGTTTTAGATCTTCAAACTCTCGTGCTTTTTTTCTTTGTGCTCGCTTCCGTGCCCGCGCGGCTCTAACTTCTTCTTCATTGGTGTTAAGGACAACACCTCTTTCATCTTTTACTAAACCGTGTAGGCCTTCAACTTTTTTATATTCCATTATACACTCAATGCTATAGCTCTTAAATCCTTAATCATTGGCACTTTAGCAGAGTTAGTAGAAGTCATAACAATTTTTAATTGGAATTTAATGAATGCATCTAACTGCCCACCTTTACCACCAATTAAATATTCGTATTCTCTAAATACTGCTGTGTTTTCATCAGATGGATTCGATAATTCAGGAGCAACGTATGTCCAATCAACTGTATTGATTAAATCATTTTCAGTAGAAACCCTCCAGTATAAATCGATATCTGATTCTTTAGGTCTGTTGGCAGTTAACAATACCTTTAAACCAACTGCAGACTGCGCTAAGGTTGTTACTGTTGTAATATGCTTAGCAGCTGATGATCCACCACGTGATTGTGTTTCAGGTACAAAGTTCATAGGAACATTGAATCCACTTGTTGCAGCTGAATCTTGTTTATCGATAACATTATCGACTAGAGTTAATGAGGATCTTTGTAAATCAATAACAGGAGAAACAAAGTTGTCTACAGATCCAATAGTCATTTCTAATTCTGCAGTGCTAGCACCAACCGCAATCTCTGCGTCAGCAATAGAATCTGCTGCAATAACATAATTTCTATCTAAAGCAATATTGTTTTTATTTAAGTTAACTGCAGTAAAAGCTGCATCTACATTGTACGGCGTTTCTACACCCGCAAATGATTTACCAGATGTGCCTTTAAAAGCTGCAGATATAGCCGTGCCGGTTGGTTTCATAGTTGCCATGTTTGGCCAGATTAAAGAATAAGGAATATTTTTAGTTGATAAAATATTATCACCACCACCAACTTCATCTGAGTCAGCAGTGCCATTGATTTTAAACTCAAATCCACCTGCATCAATCTTTGTAATTGTATGATCGCCGTTAATTTGATTAGCGGTAAAGCCACCTACTGCAGTAGAACCTACAATAGAAACTGTGTCATTTACTTGTAAACCGTGATTTATTGTATGTACTCTTACATCACTATCACCTTCGAATGTACGAATAGAATTTCTATTCAACAGTTGTCTAGGTACTGAAGCATTCTTCAGTCGTACTGTACCAGTTCCGGTATTAAACTTAGCTCTTACAACATTAAATTTTAAATCTTGTTTCTGGTTAGGCGTAAAGGTTGCACCATTTTGAGAGTAAAACACAGTACCAGTATTAGGATTTAAATTAACACGCGCTGATGCTGAACCTACAACTGTTTCATCTATTTCAGCTAGAAATATTTCATATTCTGGAGTTTCTGCATAAACTACTATTGCATAGTCAGTCAATCCACTAAGAAAGATAGGCTCATCAAAAGTAAAATTAGTTACAGCAGATCCATCAGCAGATGTATTAACAAAGTTATAATCAACATAAACCGAAGAACCTGGTATTATTTCAACATCAGAAGGCATACCATTTCTCATAGGCCTGAGGTGAATGTTAATTGGTAATTGTAAATCAGCTGTAGCTACAAACGTTGATTTAAAGTATAATTGTATTTTGGTAGCAAATATACCTTTGGCATCATCTACGTAGAATGATTGAGCAATAGGACTTTTGCCTAACTTATAACCTAATGAATTTAATGACATTACTCAGATTCTCCATAAATTTTTGTTTTAATTCTACCAGCAACATGAACGACTGGATGTATAACTTTACACCATACATTACCTACGATACTATCTTTAGCTTTACCTCGTGTTAAAACATGCTTAAGGTGTTTAGTTCTTTCTTCAGCTAAGTAAGCACCAAGTTTTGTAAGCAATCCACTTTGCTGCATACCTCTTACATATGGTTTAAACAACCAGTGATAACCAATTTCGTGGTATGGAGTAAGATGCCTACGTTGATATGTATCCCAAATCTTCATAGCCTTTGCCCAATCTGCCAGTTGTGTTTGTCTATACATTTCTGTACATACAATTTTCTGTGCAGCTGGAGCTGGTGACATTGACCCGGCTTTATCTGGATTACGTGTTGGTTTATTAAAGTTTGGCATTCTACCTTTGTGTGGATCCAAAGTATCAGCTTTGTTACCAGGCCCATTCCATTTATAAACTCTTTGACCAGCTTCGTTAATATATTTAGTTGACCAGTATCCACCGCTTCCGCCGCTTGAAGATCCTGAAGATCCACCCGATCCACCTGAACCTCCACCACCAGAAGAGTTTCTACCACCATCATTACTTCTTGATCGTGCTGGCGCCGGCGCAGTGACCGAAGACTTAGATCCTTCAATCTCTAGCATACGTGTTGATTTAACATCATGTTGAATTGTATCTAGTAAGCCTTGAGCTGTGTATATTGCTCGAGCAACTGTACCTGATTTCTTTTCATTATCTACATTAATATCTAATATTTTAATCTCATGTGAACCAGATCTAAATTGATGTGTATTATTATTTGGAACCATAAAAGATATATCAACTTTACCCGAGTTGTCTGTTGTCAGTATACCAGCTCCATCAGGATGTGTATTAGAATTTCGTAAAGTGTTACCGTAATCTTTTGTTGTAGATGAATATCTTTGGAACGTAGCTTCTCTTACGTAGTTAGCCATAGGTTTCCCATCCATAAACAAATACACATTACTGTTAGGTCGTAAACCTTGTGCTCTAATGCTTATGATTCTAGCTCTAATAAAAGGTAGTAAAGCAACTTGTACAACTCGTGTACCAATTCTTTCTTCAACCACCTGTTCTCTTATAACTTTATTAACTGTTTTAGTTGTGGTTCTTCCACTTGTACGTGATATAGTATTTGTTTGATCACCTACTCTTAGATCTTCTAAATCTTTACCACCCCAGTTCCATTCCCAATTGTTCCAGTTAGCAGCTGTATTTGTTGAAAGCTTTGTGCCTCCATCAATAACGTTTCTAGCTAAAGTGTTTGTATCTCTCCATTCATCAGATGCTGGTGATACTGTCATATTACCAGTATATACAGTTGATGAATATGGATTGATCTTTACAGCTTTAGTAGCAAATGGTTGAGTGATATAATTTTCTTCTGTAAATTGAAGATAAAGATTATCACCTTTCTTAACTACGCCTGTTGAATTATCTGAATCATATATTAAGCGTAAGTTATCTTCAGTAAATGTAGGTCTTAATATTCCTTCGGACGCATCTATTGAAGCTCTATAATATAGATTAGTAGTTTCAGATAAGAGGTGTGTAGTAAAGTTATCTACAAAAAATCCAGACTTAGTTCTATTTAAACCAGCTGAATCTAAAACTTCGAAGTTATTTGTCTGCATTTCAAGCATTGATAGCGATGTAATCTCTTCAAGCTTTTCAATTCTTTTTTCTAAGTAGTTGATATCATCCATTGTATATCGTTGATGATCAATTTTTTGTACCGTGATATCTTCTTCATCCAATGTATTAGGATTGAATTTAAAATTGTAAAGAGGCAGCGTACCTTCGGGCGCTGTAGGATATGGAGGATCAAAAGAAACTTCTCCAGGTACAATGTCAAGATTTGCTTCTTTATCAATTATAAGTTTAAATGCCTTTGACAAGTAATAAGTGTTGTCAGAAATAATTAGATCTGTAGGCACTGGAAGATAAGATAAGTTAGCTTCAGTAAAACTACCGCCACTATTCATAACTGGTCTAAAGTCATATGCATCACGTAAGTTAATTCTTTGACCAGACATTGATGTATGGCTAGGAATATCTTCATAGTCAACAACACCAGTATAAGAGTTAACAGCAAAGAAGTTACCAGCACCATGATTGAAGTGATCAAACTTCACATAAACATTTCCAGCTGGTGCAGCTTGCCCGTCATTTAAAACCATACGAGCTAAACCATAAAAGTTATCTCGTTGTCCATCATCGAATGTAAACTTATGAGATACGTCTGCTCCATCAGAATCATTTAAACTTACTCTTCGAACTCTGTATCCATCAGGTTGACCTAAGTCAATATACTTTTCACCAGTAACTGGATCTGTAGTGATAGTAGTTGTTACAGTTTGATTTTTAGCTAATGTCTTTGCTCTTACAACTGGAGCAGATGTAGAACCATAGACATAAGCTTTTATTGGTGTACTTGGTGGAAGTCCTGTAATAGTTGTAGTGTTAGAACCAGCAGTAATACCACCTAATGAAGAGTTATCAGCTTGACCCGAATCATGCATGATTAACCAATCACTAGTATTATTCAATACGTAGTTAGTTGGAATACTCACAGTAAAATTACCAGATCCATCACTTGTACCTTGTCTTAAAATTTGTACTTCCATACTTTGTGGATCTAAAACTCTAGGTCTTGGTGATAGAGTTTGATATATTAGTGTATGGTTAAGTGGATCTTCAATTTGTGCATTACTACCAGATATTGTAGGATTAAAATAGTTAGTAGAATTAGTACCAATTGATCTAGCATCTCTAAAGTTTTGTCCTGCATTCATGCGTAAATCAAATAAGTAATAACGATAGTTTAAACCATTTTCTCTTATGGCTCGTACTCTAACTGTACCAATTGTTGAACCACCGTAATTTAGTCCAGTTCGAATGTTTTGTCGAGCTAAGGTCGTAATATCCGGCCCACCTTTTACTTGACCTGCAGCAACATCAACAAAGTGACCAAAATCGACTGGCATAAACTCGCCTTCAATTTCTATATCTGTTGTTGGTTTTGCAACTCTTAAATCAGTAGGTGCAAATCTAGCTGATCTATAGCCGTCTACAACTACGATACCATCACTTGCTTTTAAAAGTAAATGAGTATCTTGTGAGTCTTCTTCAAACGTAATTCTAAAAGGTTTAACAATATAATCACCAGAATTTTCTTTAATTCTTGTAGCAATCATATCTCTTGGAATATTAAATGCCTGATCTTGCTGAGCAGATACTGCAGTAAATACAGCGCCATCTCTTATTGTAGCTACATGGATAAAGTTCTCATCTGAGTCTACAGTTTCATCGGATGTAAGTAATAGCTTAATGCAATACCTATCTGCGCCTGGTGCAGTAGTATTAATACTTGTACCTTGGTTATCATATAGCTGCAAGTCATCGTCAACACTAAACACTTGTTGTGTAATTTTAAATCCAACATTAGTATTAGGTGCATCATCATATTTTGCTATGATTGCTGCTTGCTTTTCTGTATATACAAAGAAACCTTGAGTAAAGTAGATGCTTTCACCGACAGTAATCCTAGTGCCTCTGCCGACAGCTGGATTTATATCTGTGTTAATTATTTGAACAACTCGGCCTGCTCCTAAGCTTTCACCTGCTGAGAACCTAGGTGTGTTAGGTCCAGCAGAAGCTGAAGTAGTATTGACATATCTAATGTAATATGTTACAGGATCACCGGCCTCGGCGTCAAGTCTTTCTAAAACTTCTGCCTTTAAACCTGAAGTTGCACCTGTAATAATCTCTCCTACAGTTGCGCCTGTACCAGTTGATGTAGGATCTAGCTTTACAAATTCATAGGCAGTATCGATGTTCAAACCGCCAGGTTTTACAACAGCACCTTCTTTAAATATGTTATTACCAAAGCGTTCGACTTGCTTTTGGATAATAGTTTGCATCTGTGTAAGTTCACGTGCTTGAAGAGCTCGTCCACTATTAAACAGTATGCGATAATAACCATCACTATCTGCAAAATCGTCCTTATACTTTGTATCAAATAAGGTATCTGTATATACTGTTGCCATCTTCTATTCCTTAGAATTGTAGAATAATTTTTATATCTTCAGCTTGCGCTGCGGTTCTTTCAACTGGTGATCTATTATCAATGTATAGAATATCACCAGTTCTTCTATCAACTTCTGATTGAATTAATGCTGAGTCAATAATACCTTGTCCTGGTCCTGTAGTTTCTTCGATAATCTCTCCATCTTGAAATGCTGTAAATCCAGTTTCATCATCTTGGTGGAAATATATTTTATCAGAATCTATATCATCAATATACGCTTGTGCAAACGTTGTTTGACCTTCAATAATTTTATCTCTTGTAAATCCATTTAGTGTATTAGACAATCTCATAAAATCTAGGCAGCTAGCTGTATTAGCAATAACCTTTGCGCCTTGTCTATTTAGTGGATCTTTAAATAGTGTTACCTGTCTGAAATCTTGACCAAGTAAGAAGTCACTGTCATTACCTTCAAGTAATGAATGGAACATAACAGCTGAGGTTTTTAAATCTACTCTTGGATCTGCACCTACACCAGAATCGCTAAATGGCAGGATTGCTCGAGCTTTAGCGCCCGTTCCACCACCGCCAGATATTGTAACAAATGCTATAGTGTACCCATTACCGTGTGCTAATGGAGCTGTAGTGCCTGGTCCGCTCGGATGAGCACTGTCTTTTATTCGAAGACGTGAAACTACACCTGCACCAGAATCAATGTCGGCTACAACTTTTGCATCAACACCATTACCTGTAATTGTAACTGTTGGTATACTTGTATAACCTGTGCCACCATCTTCTAGAGCAACGCTTAAAACCTGTCCTGGTATCGCACTATCCTGTACTGCTTTTTGTTTTAACTCAATGCCAGTAGAGTTAGAATCAACATTAAATTGTTTTTGTACAGGTATAAAATTTGATGATTGGAATTGCTCTTGCCGTGATCCACTTATGGTATACATAAACTTCCATACGTAACCGTCGGCAGTTCTGAAAGAACTATGATTAGCACCTGTCGGTTCTACTGTAGAAGGTTGAGCAACACCTAGTCTGTTACGGCCAGTTTCTAAACAGACATATACTTGGTTGTTATCATTCTTTACGTAGTAAGGTTGTGCAGGATAACCTGCTACTGTATCATCATATGGAGAATAGATCCTACCATTTGACCAATTGTTACGAGGAACAACAAGAGATGTAGACTTAACCTTTTTAATAGACTGCAAGGCATTTCTTAATTTAGAAACTTCTTGAGGACTGTTAATAGGAATAGGAACTGTCTCGTTCGAATCCCATGGTTGTGACCTACCAATACCCACATAATAATTGTGAGTCTGTTGTTCAAACCGCTCGAAGAAATCTCGAGCAATCTGTTGTCTTAAGGTATCTGTAATAGTTGCTGGCATTGTTTATATCCTATTAAGTACTAATTGCACCGCCGAGAGCGATTCGTTTATAAAAACCGGCTGCACTGTCGAAAATTGCTAGACATGGACTACCTGAATCTCCGTCGGTTGTAAATATCATTTTACCGTGTGACCCTGTCGGTGCAGTAGCTACTGAATAATTTCTTAAATCTAATTCTACAGCTTTACTTTGCACATAATCAGAATCAATTGTATCTGGAATATTATGTTTTAAAGCTACTGTACCACTGCTATCTGGCAAGTTGATTGTTCTGTCAGTTGTTGGATCAATGACTGATAAAGTTGTTTCATGAGAATCGGCAGTGGCACCTTCCCATACAACTGAACTAGTCGCTAATGATACGCCTAGGTTAACGGATGAGTCTGTACCAACGATAGTTTCAATATCTTGTACAGCATTATACAGTTCTTCAAAATTATCATTTATCTTTCCAGCACCGGTATATAGATCATCACCGGTTCCGTCATTACCTGTTGCGCCTCTGTTTATAATCTGTCTTGCCATTTTTAATTCCTAAAATGTTTAACATTATTTATAATAGTTACACTACTGTCTGAAGTAGGATCTAGCATCAAATGTGTCATTTGTTGATGAAAATTTAACAGACGAAAGTGGAACATTATTTGAAGTTGTACCAGCTGAATCTGTCTTATCGTCAAATGATACCCAGTATCCACCCATTTCGTACATACTGCTATAGTACCCTTCGAGCTCAGCAATAGTCATATTCTGAAACTTCTTAATTGTTCTAGATAAATTATATCTATCACGTAGATAAAAACGTTCTCTATCGCCTCCGACATAACCATCTACAACAAAACCTCTATTCATGTATAGCATTGCTTCATTATTAATTTGATCTGAGTCTTGTCCGTCCAGACCATCAAATGCAGCTCGATAACCACTTATTGTTTTCGCAATACCAGCATCTGGTGTAATACGGAATCCTCTTAAAGCGCCTACCACTTCTCCTTCCGGATCATATACTAATGCTGCACTACCAAACACATTAATGTTTGGATTGATAAACGGAATAGATGCTACTGTGGTAATAGGAACCCGAGGTTCTGCTTCTAAAACAACATTTGCACCTAAGTAAAATCCAGATGGATGTACATATTTTCTATATAAAGCTTCCCATATAACTAAAGGAATAGGTCCTTTAATTAGTGTAGAGAAAACTTGAAATAGTCGTCCGTCTTGTATTTTCTTAGCATCTTCAGTACCAACTCTAGATTGGCCTACAATAAACAGGCTGTCCTTAGGATGAAAGATCTCAATCTCTTCATTAAAGAATGCTCTAAAAAATCCATGAATAGAATATTCAGAACCTTTAACTCTAAAGAAATTACCAAAGTTTCGAATAACTTCTCTTGGTGTAACGAACTGGCCTTGTGAAATACCTAAACCAATTTCATCAAATAGTAAATCTAAATATTCTAACTTAGCATCTTCAATATCTCTTAACGTTTGCAGCTCTTCAATAACACCGCCAAAATTATCTGCAGAATCTAAATGCTCATAATAAGCATCTAGAAAAGTTATTAAATTAGGATAGTCTTGTCTAAAATGTTCTGGTAATATTTCATCAACCAGAGTTTTATTTAGATTAGTTGCATGTCTGCCAAAATCTCTAAGTGTTTGTGCGAATGCTGCCATGAATTTATACCGTTGATGTAGTGTCTTGTCTATCTACGCTTGCTGTTGCAAATGATAAGCTTGGATCGATTTTTATTACATAATTGCGTAATGGTTTAATTATACTTTCATTCAATGGTACGACTGATACCTTAATAAAATCTTCACCGCCTATAAATGCTTCAGGTGTAAATCCTACTATCTTAACTAAACCAGTACTTGGAAAGTATTCGCCGACATTATCTAAAAGAACGTTGCCATCAATGTCTGTTACCTGTAACCTAGTAGAGTTAAGTTTATTTCTTATAACTGCGATGGTTCCTTCAAATTCAAATGTCTGTGATTGTACCATATATCGATAAGGATCAGGTGCAGCTATATCCATAGGATATTGTAGTTCAAATGTTCTCTTATCACCTATTGTTGGATTAAATCTTAACTGTGCTTTTACATCACACTTACTTGAAAGTATAGCCTGATCAATAGCATCAATTTCAGTTAACATATTACTACGTCTAAATATTTTACCAAACTTATTTAGATTCCTTGAGAAATATGAATTTAAAAATCTATACACTGAGCTTTCAGTAGCAGATAAACTGATACCTGTAAGTGAAGGATCAAATTGGAAAGATAGTGTAAGTTCTAAGAATAGTTCTGTAGGATCTGTAAATTTTGTAGTAATTGAAACGACTGATAAGTTATCAGTAAACTGACCAATGATTCCTGCTTTAATTTGATCTTGTACAGTCTGCGATGTATTATCTGCAAAGTTTAATGAAACATATACAGCACCATAATCACGTGGAACGTTCTGATCTCCAGACCAGACGTTACAATCTGTTACATCTGTAAAGTTACTTAATATCATTCCTTTATAATCTAGCGATGTAACTAATCGATTTTGCGATGCATATGCGATTGGTGCAAGTTGTTTGATGCTTTCGATTGTTTGCTTATCCGCACCACCTGTTGATTCGGTTTGAGTTGTAACAACAACTGGATAGTCCAAGCCAAGGTGATTAAAGTCATTATTAGAAGTAAATACAGTTCCATTGTCTGCTAGTGGTCCTTTGCTTGAAAGATAAGTAACAGTTACTTTATTACCAGGATCTGGTTTCTTACCAAAGGATACACCGTCACCAAAGTTTAATTCATAAGTTCCATTAGGCGCTTCGCGAATTGAGTATACTCTTGTATCTTTATCAATTGTCACAGCTGACCTTAGTGGAATGTATGCCTGAAAATTACTAGATGTAGCGGTGTCGAATACATTTACTTTTGCTGTAGCTGTATCAATTGTTTCATCTGGTATTACGAAGATTTGTCTTTCATTCTGTTCACCAACAAAAAATGTCTTGGTTTTTTCTACACCTTCAAACACTGGTATGTTAGGAGAATCTTCTGATGTTTTAAATGTATAGTTTCCAGTTCCATCATCTCTTGCAAAATAAGATTCTAATGTTCTAAATGTATATGACACACCGTCAATTGAAGATGTAAATGTCC